TTGGCTAATAGTTGGGATCGATTCGCCGAAGTCTCTTCTTAACTCAGAGGCGGCTCCCTTAAAGGCATCAATAACATCTTTTGCACTGATCTTACCTTCTTGACCTAGGAGTCTAAGTTCGCCCCTAGTTACTTTCATACCCTCAGCGATTACATCTGCCACTTTAGGTAACTGCTCTAGTACGGAACGTAATTCATCACCACGTAGAGTACCACTGGCTAGGCCTTGAGATAATTGGATTAGACCGGCATTGGCCTCTTGAGCCTTGACCCCTGAAAGGACAATGGCTTGGTTTAATGATTCTGTGAACTGTAGGGTTTCCCGCTGGGACAAACCTAAGTCTTTAACGGATAAAGCGGTTCGGCTAAAGATCGTAGCAGTAGCTTCGAACCCAGTTCTGGTACGTTTGGAGATATTAAAGAGTTCCTGCATCACGCCATTCAGCTGAGCAGTATCTTTTGTAACTAGCCGGATTCTGTTTCTTGCGTTGGTAAGTGCATCTACCATGCTGCCTAGACCACGTACTGCGGCAATAATTCCTATTAAGGTAAAGGCTCTGGACATAGTACCTTGAAGGCGCTTAGCACGGCTTCAGTCTTCTTTAATCTATTGTCAACCTTATCCATAGGCCTAAGAGCCTTGGACGGGTCAACAATAACATTAATTCTAAAATCGGTCATGTGCTTGCCTTAGGTTTAGGTGTTGCTGTCTTATCGCTTTGATATTTTATAAAGGCGTTATCCATTGCCCTCATTATATCCACAAATGCCTCAGTAACATCTTTCTCTAATCCGTACCAACTAGCGTATTGGATCATAGCCGTCCAAGGTATTGATCCTACCCCCATACCTGAAACTCTACAGGTACTGAGGTCGTGAAATGATTTAAGGTAAAAAACATCCACTGTACTTATAATAGGTTCATCTTCGTACCATTCTGGAAGTGGTCTTTTCTTCCTGATAGCGGCATCGACTTGAAATCCATCCTTTTCGTATCGAAGCTCCCAGATGAGCCTATCTGCTAGTTTTTTGCTTTACCTTCTGAATCAATCGATGCTACGAAGTTTTCAGGGTCTGAAGCATAAGCTCTAACCCCATCAAAGATCCAGTTAGGTAAGGCCGCAATAAAATCCTTACAAGCAGCAACAGAGAATTTTACATCTTTCCCATTTGCATCTGTCATATTTTTCCAACCCACAATTACATGGTCTGGAAATAGGTCTCTATCCCATCCGCGCATCTCTTCCATTGCTTTGGTATTGACTTTAAGTTTCCCGCGGCGTTGACCATTACCTTGGCCAGTGGCACGAAGAAGGGCGTTAAAATAACCCTTGTTCGATTCACCAGTTACGGTTAAGATCAAAGTAGGAGAAACATCCCCTACTTCGATTTCAATGATCTCATACTCTGCAGTACTTGATGATGTTACTTGTAATTTTCCTAGATGGCTAAAGTCGGTCATTCTAGCTCTCCTGTTTAGTTGTGGTTATGGTACGATTGGAAATAAAGATATTCCTATCGAGGTGTTTAAAGTCGGATCAGCAAACGCTTCACCAGTGGTGTTAATTAATACAGTTTCGTTTACTGGGAATTCCTTATCACCACCACCAAGGGTCATGGCTGGGATATCAATAAACATTGCACCATCGTCATTTTTAAGACCGAAGTCCATTGACAGGGTACGATTTTCACGAACTGCACTTGCTATTCTAGCATCGCTGAATATCAACTGAGCTTCTACATCAACTTGGAAGTTACCAAAGTTCATAAACTTCGCACCCAAGTTACATAAGATTTTTTCAGGTGATACATTGTTACCAAACGTAACGGTAAGAGATTTGAAATCAGTATAAATACCTGATTCATCTAGTTCCGCAATACGTAAACGAGTACAGTCTGAGGTGGTATTAAAAGCACCAGTCCTAGAAGGCTCGATTGCTGTTTCTGCATTAGTCTCCCTAGCAAGAACAGGCGGTTCTGCATCAGTACCAATGCTGGCGAATGAGACACTAGCTTTATCTGCTAATGGCATACTCAATGCCATGGTATTAATAAAATTACCTTTAGCATATTCGTAACGGTCAGTACCAACACTTTCTAAATCAGGGTAAGCCAATTCGTATTGGAACGATCTTTCTAAGAACTCGTCTGAGCTAGTAGGTACGTTACGAATGAAGCGGCCAAATAAGATATCAATTTTCTTACCTGCGCCAGTAGCATCTGTTAATATGGTAGCATCTAACTTATCGAGGTCTAACTGACCAGCAGCGATACCTGTAATACGAGCGTAACCGAAACCATTATCAAATTGGTTAGTGGCTGTTAGCCCACCAATGTGAACGAACTGGCCAACAGTTAGGCCTAGGATAGTAAAGTCCATTGCTGTACCACCACCATTACCGCTTGTTAGTGCGGCGGTGAAACCGGATACTGTAATATCTAAATCATCTGTATCAGTTGTTACTCCAGCAATTTCTAACTCAGAGTTAGTTGGTGGGGTTTCAGCGGATAGGCCAGAGACTGTTATAATAGTACCAGTACTGTTAGGTTTAGCGGTTAGTGGTTTTATTCCATTATTAGCGGCTAGTAAATAACCTCTAGCGAACATTAAACTAACCGGAGCAGTAGCTGCAAAAAGTAACTTAGCTGCTTGATCTACACTTAAAGCGGGTACTGTATAAGAAGCACCTGAAGTGGTAGCCGCTCTGAAATTAAGGTCACCATTGACTGCCGTTGAAAAAACAAAGCCTTCAACGAAGTCCACAAAATGGGTCATAGTTAAATCACCATCCCAATCGACTGCGCTATCCAAATCAGTCACGGTACCTTTACGTCTCTGACGGTTACGTGAAATTGGATCACGAGCAACGGTAGTAATGGTAGCACCATAAGCACCAAGAGTATTTGGTTCTAAGATGTGCCAAAGAGGTGAGCCAGGAAGAACACCAATGGTGGCTTCAATAGCATAGCTCAGGGTCATATTATTCGTTAGTACGCGACTCATGAGAGCCTCCTATTTGGTTTCTTCATAATTAAAAACACATTCTACGTTGTACTGATAGAATTTTCCATCTGGTCCAATCTCGATAATATCAGAAGTAAAGAACCATAAACCACTTAATCTAATACCCTCGAATATGTCACGGACTTTTGTGGCTAATCTATCAGCCTCACTTAAGCCTTTATCTAGGGGTACAAAAACTTGGACAATAACAGCAGCTTCCCGAAGAAACTTTCTTTGGCCAATAGCGCCCAAAGATTCCTGTCTACCCAATCTGTTCCTGACTACCAAACGAACCCACGGGGTGTCTCCGTTCGGTGGTTCAAAATCTTCGTTATCAAAATCAAAGATAGTTTCATCCGCCCAGTCAGTAACGAACTTGTCGTAAATTGCTTTACGTGCGTCATTCAAACCGGCCATGCTCTATCCTCTTATTCACAATAAGGTTCATTATATAATACTTTTCACGGCTTTGGCCATAGATGTTTGTACAAACCCTGCGGGGGCTTTAGTAGAAGTGCCATTGTTTAGATCATTAATGTAATCAACTGGGTTGCTTATAAAGACTAAATGAGGAAGCTTGTAAATAGCATTGAGCATTAAAATTGAGTTTTGCTGAGGGGAAAAGTCAACTGCTTCACGTGTACCTACGGGGGTAGTTCTTTCCCCGCCTATCATAATCACCCAGTTAGATTCGGCGAAGCCAGTTAACTCGGGAGTAGCGAATTCTAGTTCTACTGTGGTAACCGTAGCTATCTTAACCACTGTTTCACCCACAAATTTAGCTAGAGCGGCACTTACCCTTGCAGATTCAGAACCGCGCCTAGAATGGAACATTACATTGACTGCCTAGTGATACATTTGGCACTTAGGAACATATGCCCCATAGGAGGTACTAACGCTTTAGCCTGTTTTACCAAGTATTGGCATTCAGCCATTGATTTGGACATGATGATCACCTCTGCAGTGGTCTTCATTGGACCTACAGGTGTGTTCATTAAAGTTACAAGTATAAATATAATTTGCATATAGTTTACTCCGGTTGCTAAATTCTTACTTATCTTCTTTCCAGATCATGGATGAATTCATATCAGCCGCCCCACCACTAGGTACGTTCATGGCAATAGTTAAAATCTCGCCAGGAAGCAACAAGATATCCAATTCTGGATCGGGTGAAGGGGCAAACTGGCCTATAACAAAAACAGCAATACAGTTACCACCAGATACCTCTATTTGGCTCTTCTCGACCTCAGCAATAGAACTACCTTTATCTCTATAGGAGAAATTTGGTTCAGTAGCGAAAGTCATTCCTATACATACCTGAACAATGGCTCCCCTGATCCCGTCAGTAAAAGCGGTTATAGAGGTAGGGATTATTCTACCTAAGTTAACTTTATCGCCAAATACCTCTCTACATCTTATAGATAATATATTTGTTGTTGTGCCACCAACAGCTAGCGTAGTATTAAAATCACCTTTAGTGGCACCAATTAGTTTCCTTACGCCTTGGTTAAAAGCAGAGGCTTCTGAACCAAAGACTGAATGATTTGTAGTATTACCTAAATTACTTACAGCCCATGTAACTCTGAAAGACGCCACCGAGAACATAGGTGTAGTTTCAACATTGGTATGCACTCGCCGGTGGACTAATACGTACCTTCCAGTTAGCCCATCCTCTATGA